CTATGATGCTCCTGATTTCGAAACTAGTAATGTGCTTCTTACAGTTACATACCCCGATAAAGAAAACTACTTCACAGAACTGTATGATGAAAGCGATACATTGTTGGTAACCTCTAATTATAGTGCACCTGAAACAGTAAGTGGTGTGACGACGGTAAATTTGGTTACTGTGTATCATATACATCCTTCTAATAACGTGTCCGTAGTCACAACAACTTATTTAGGGACCGATTTCTTTGAATCTAATATGATCAACCTAGTTGAAGAGTATACCGAGCAAACGGTTAGCGCTGGAATAACTTCCGTAGAAGTTAGAGAGTACAACTCTCTATTAGAACTTGTAAAAACTAAAGTGACTACAACCGATACAATTAATACAACTGTAACAGTAGTTGAAACTTATACCGACGATACTTATTCTGATTCTAAACGAATCACAACAATTTATTCAGGGGAATATGTAGTCACTGGTACCATTCAAAGCATTACAGATGAATCGTTTGCAGTGACTATTCAAGACGGAATAACAAATGTCACGATTACAGAGAAAACATCGACAAATATTGTTGTCAAGCTCACAGTGATTTCCAAAGACAATAATATAAATAAAACAACTGTTACTGATACGTACTTCAACGCTGTATATCCTGATGTATATAGTTTGACTACGGTATATGATGGTATAGGTGTGAATGAAGACAATATAGAAAGCACTACAACAGAAATAGCACCGTATGTAGGATTATTGGATAATAACCATATATATACCAATTACGAAAGCGACTATACACATCTCAGAGGTGGATATGCTGTCAAACATTTATACACAGAGTACACAGGACCCCATATCCGAATTAAAAGATCATCCGACAGTGGTGAGTTAGATGTGACATTTGACACGAATGGTGTTTTAACTGAGTACTATGAATGGATAGGAACGGATATAGCGAATGTGGTGACATGGTATGACCAGAGCACAAACGGTAACCATGCTACAGCTTTTGGTACGGTGACGTTCGATTATACGAACAAGAGGGTCGTGTTGGGTCCAGATGGATATTTTGAATTACCGAATGGCACAGTACCATATGGAGACGATCCATATACTATGATACTCGATCATGGAGAGAGCAAAATAGACAGTAGAGGAAACATAAATGGAACATTAGTTTATTCGGGAAAAGCGTATGCTTATAATAATTTTCAAGGAAATTGCATAAGGGTAAACAATTCTACATTTTATAATAGTATTTGGCATCGTGGGAATGGTGCTGATTTAACTGAAGGATATTACAGACCAGAACAAGTACTTATAAACGTATGTGGAACTCGTGTAGACGGTTACGTAGATCGTGAAATATACGCATATGTTGATGGTATTAATGGTCAACAACAATCAACGAATACAAATGTTAATACAGCAATACGACAATCTTTAGATATTAACAACTATATAGGTGTGTGGATTAATAGCGACACGTCGGGTAAACAATGGTATTGGAACGGTGAGATATACACCGTCCTCATTTACGACAAGTCGTTAGAATATACGGATATTGATTTTATATCTGAGAGATTAAGACCAACTTCCTAAAAAATAAAATTTATATAATATTACTATTTAGTAATCATAAGAAAAATGCCTGCTACCTATTTATTAACCACTAATAATTTAGGTGATGTGGATGATATTGAGAAAGCTCGTGATAACTTAGGAATATCAAGAGACATAGTGGATCCGAACAATGTGGACATTAAGGGTGGCTCTGTATCAGTTGACTATTTTCGTTTGACTCAAATCGAACCATTTGATACGGGATACATTTTGACTGCGGATTCTGACGGAGTTGCGAAATGGTCGGCTTTAGAGTTATCGGACTTAAATACAAATATAAGTAGTTTCATAAACAATGTGCCTTATGCGTCTCAGGAATGGACATGTAATAATTTTATGCGAAATGAGGATAATCTGAGTGGAATCACGGATAGGGTTGTTGCGTTAAGTAACTTAGGAATCAATTTCACATTTGGTGATGTAGACGATAATCTGAATGGTTATTTGCAGATGACAAACATAGTGATGAGTAATTTGCAAGTAAATGAAAGTGCTCAAATAAATGAGGTTATCATTAATGATAAGATCACTTATAATACAGATTTCGTCTCATCAAATAATATGGTATATATCGATCCAAATACAAAGGAAATCCGAAGCATTGAATTAGGTAACGATATAGAGGATATCGATATTGATATTGATGCCAGAAAGAGACCACCAAGTATGGCATTATTAAACACTGTATATCAAAATATTTCTGAAACAATGAACACTATGGAGATAACATTAGGTAATTTAATCATTGACAACTATTATTTACAAATAACTCGCAATTTATCCGATTTACCTGATGCAGAGATTGCTAGATCAAACCTTGGCTTCCAAGGTGTGACAATAAACGATGATGGTATAGAGACTGGAAGACTTCGGTTAAATAACGAATTCATATTGGATCAAACAACACATGAAAGTGGTCAATTCTTAAGATGTGATGCTTCAGGCAAAGGAACTTGGGAAAGTTTACCAGATGCTACAGCGACCGAGAAAGGTACAGTTCGTCTTACCAATGATTATGAATTTGATACAACTTTTGATGATACAGTGGTTGCTAGTTTAAAAACAATAAAGAGTTTTAATGATGGCTTCGCAGATTCAACAACAGAGTTAGTTGAATCACGTTTAAAGACCACCAATTTGTTAAGTGAATACAAAGATCTGAATATTAATGACAGAGCATTATTATTATCTAATTTGCATGTGACACATAATGCCATATTTGATTCACCAAACAACCTTGCGTATTTCGTGGATGACGTAGGGTTTTTGCGTGCAGACAATTTTTTGTATGAAATAGGAGGGTACTCAAATGGAATTGAACAAACAAGGTCTAACTTGAATTTAGTAAAGGTTGCATGGACGGGAAGCTATTATGATTTATCAGATGTTCCTTCTATTAATGATGATATGTATATAAAGGTTGATAACAATTTATCAGAATTTGAGTCCGAAGCGAATAGAACACAAGCTCGTGATAACTTAGGACTGTTAGATATGGCTACAATGTCACGCTCCAACGTAGATATAAATGGAGGTGTCATTACCGATCTAACAAGTATAAAAACGAATGAACTGATATTATATGATGTTGACATACCTATAGATTCTATGAATAACAACACTTGTTTTTTGAAAGCAGGTGATACAAGTGGTACAGCTACATGGGGAGCTTTACCAGATGCAACAGCGAACCAAAAAGGGATTCTGACATTACAAAGTTCATTTGATGATCATGATGATTCAAGCGCATATACATCATCATGTGTTCATGATCAAATAATTAGCATTACTACCGAAATCAATTCAATTGTGGTAGATACAGAAATAATTGATAGCAACATAAGTACAAATTCTAGCTCCATACAAACACTAAGCATTGCATTAAGCACATCCTTGTATCATCCGTCAACAGGTGTAAATAATGCATTGAGTACACTTTCAAATGATATAAATCTTTTGGAAGTTTTAGTGGATGGAAACCGTCATGACTATGATCTAAACAATGTAGATATATACAATACATTAAGTAATATTGAAAGCGAACTAACTGCTGTTGTGGAAACTCAAGTGAATACATTAAATACTAGTATAAGCACAACCACATCTACATTAAATACTAGTATAAGCACAACCACATCTACATTAAATACTAGTATAAGCACAACCACATCTACATTAAATACACGTATAGATTACGAAGTGTCTAATATAAACGAAGATATAAGTGATATGACATCTAATGTAAGTATATTAGATGATTCATTGAGTTTATTACATACAAACTTTCAAAGTTTACATATTATGGTTGATTCAGGAGAGTCAAATAGTCAAAGCTATCGCATTAATGTGATTGAGAGATCATTATGGGGATACGATAACGAACCACTTGGTATAACCTACAATCTATCAAATCTAACGGAAGATTTTAGTAATTATGTTCTCAGTACAAATAGTGCAATAGATACAACAAATTTGAGTATCACGGAGAATCGTGATAGAATTATTAAATTAGAAATACAACAATCAAACACAGTTGATGATATTTTAGAAATAAAAACGGATATAAATGATACCAAATCAAACTTACTTAGTACATCTATTGATCTACTAACACATAAAACCGATTATGGCTATTTAAAATTAAATGTAGATTCTAATAATGATAAAATAACAGAATTACAAAACTCGTTATGGGGAATAACGGATGAAAATACATCTGGAGTGAAAGGGACATTATCTAATTTAAAGAGTGAGTTTGATTCACATGAGGAATTTACGATAGCTAATGTAGTAAGTTTAACATCAAATTTAGGGGTAACAAATTCAACATTAAGTCAGGCAACTACAAGTATTTCCCAAATGACCAATAGTTTAGATCAGCATATTATTCATTTCAATTATCTTCATAGCAATGTCGATAGTAATATTTCTAAAATAACGGCCATTGAACATTCACTATGGGGACTTTCGGATACAGAGCCGACAGGTATACGAGGGGATTTAACTCAATATATGACTAGTTTTGACAGTCATATTACTGAAGAGTATAATGTATTAAATGCGTATTCTCATTCGAACATTAATGCTTTTTCAGAAAGACTTGCTTCATTAGAAGGGGGGTCAGGGTTCGAGCAAGAAACTATTGCATCAAATGTCTTTACAATTTTACCTAATAAAATCGAATTATTAAGCGTTGCATTGTCATCACAAATAGAAAATGAACAAAATAATCATGACATGCATTCAGCTTTGAATACGCAGTTATCAGATTCTCTTACCACTTTCAGTAACGATTCATCAGGTTACATACATTCTTTAAGCAATAGTTTAACTGCAAATATATCATTAGTGGATAATGTATCTACTTTAGCTAATCAAAATTATACTGATATACTAAGTACAGCAAATACCCTTTATACTCTAAGTAATGATTTTAATCATTTTAAGACATTAGAATGGGATAGAGATTTTAAATTGACTACATTACCAAGCATTGATACTAATATATCAACTTTAGAGTCAACAGCAACATTGTTAAGCACAAATATTTCATCGACATTAGACATTTCGTTATCAACTCAGTCAAATTTGAACACCACTACAAGTTTAGCCGAATCATTGAGTATTTCTCAAGAATTCTTATCGATCAACTTGAGTACTTTAGAAGTTTCATTAAGTACTTCCGATAACGACACTGTGAATTCTATTAATTCTATTAATAGTTCCGTAACAGCATCGTTAGATAGAATAACTTTGGTAGAAGGGCAAATAGGTAGTACAGGTAACTTAAATTTTGTTTCGACGCAAGTGTTCAATACTTTGAGTACGAATTTCAGTATTTTGAACACACATGTCTATGAATTAGACAACTCCATAAGTGATACTAGTATTCAACTATCAAATTTGGATTTATCTGTTACAGAAAACTATGATAGAATAACATCATATTACAGTATTCCATTGCAAGATAGTGATATGCGAATTGATATAGAAAACGATAAAATAAAATTTAAAAAGAAAGATAGTAACGGAAATTATCAAACTTTGCATATTTTTAGATGAACAAAAAAATCTAAACAAATCTAAATAAATATGGCCGATAATATAATAAAAAAACTAAACAATTCTGTGAAGCAAACTGCGAATAATGTAGAAAAAGAAAATGTCAAACTGTCATTTTTTGAAGATGCACTGTCTAAAATAAAAAAGGAAATAGTGAACGACGAAATAGGAATTGATAATATAGTTATAACAATAATCAAACTTATGGAGATTGTAGAAAAGTATAAATCTTTGAATGGTTTGGAAAAAAGAATACTAGTAATGAAGGTGATTAGTAAGCATATTGAGAATTCAAACATGTCAGAAGATGACAAGAGTAATATGATTTACATTATAGACAATACAGGTTCTCAGATTATTGATACTATAATATTCACATCGAAAGGAAAACTTTTCAAAAGCTTTAAAGGAAGACTGTTTAAAATGTTTAGTTGTTGTAAATAGAATTGTAACTATCAAAAAAAGACAAAAAATGTAAACGATCTTGAAAACTCAATTTTCTGAGCCAAATGTCAAATATTTTTTTTTTCAATATACAATTAGAAAATGTATTGGTATGAATATCAATGTAAAATACGCCATTTTTATAAATGTGAAAGATATATTTATATTTGTTGTGATAATTATTATTTTTTTGTTTTTTTAAAGAGTAAAACAGTAACAATTGTTTATAAATAAATAAATTGTCGTATGTTAAATTGTCATTCAATTTGTTCAATAGTTTAACGGTATCAACGAGTTCATTTTTAAGTAAATTACTAACATGGTTAAGTTTTGTTAAATGCATGTAAATATCACATATTATATCATTAGGCAACCATTTAATATAATGAAGCTGATTAATTTCCATATACAATGATACTCTTTATATTATTATATGAATTTGAAAAAAATTAGGAAAACGTATTTGTTCGTAAGCAATTATAGTAGACTTAAATTTGCTTTGTTTCGTTGTAAAGATTAATTTTACGGTAGTTGTTGTTAAGTTTCTTACTTCTCCATGAATCCGGAAGTTGGCAGACTTGTTCTTTGAAACCTTTATTATAAATACTATCAATCTCTTCAGTTTTGAGAGCATAATTATAGTAGGTCAAGTCAACGATATCAGCATCAACTATTCCTACACCATCCAAGTCTCTGTTTGATGCAAAAAGAACAATGGGTCCATTGTTTATTTTAAGAGAGTTCTTTTCGAAAGACTGTGTTTTGACAAGAGCATCATCAATAAAGGCATCTACTTTAATGCCTTTTTCGATACCGCCGAAATCGAAATTATCTTGAATCGAGAAGGTAATTAAATTATAATGCGGATTTTTCTTACTTGATTTGATCATACCGAATACATCGGAATCAAGATCTACAAATAGATGTGGGTTTCTTATGCTGTTGAATTCAATACGAATGGAATTGGGTGATTGACCGAAACGAATAAGCGGGCATTTATCAACTCTGTTTCTGAGTTTATCTTTTCTAAGTTTTTCATTTTTTTCAATGTCGGAACCGGTATATTCGTTTACATTTTCAGGTTGGAATTGTTTATGTTCAATGTTTTGATCACCACTGTAGCTACCTGTATCACCGCTACCTCTTTGATAGACATATCCTTTTTGCAAATCACTTCCATCATCCTTTATTTCTACACCACGATAGAATATTATTTTGTTTTTAAGAATTTCTTCAGTTCCAACACCACGACGAAGCCAGAAAGAATAACTGAATTGAGCTCCACCTAGTTGATTTGTAGAGCGGGGAAGATCTACATACATTTCACGATATGGATCGAAAGTATCAATAACTACACGACCTTTGTCAAGACTACATATACCTTTAGTAATAGGTACTGCGACTTTATTTTTAGATGAAAGATCGCTGATAGAAAATGTGGTCTCTTTTTTCATTTTGTAGTAATCGCTGAATATATAAGGCAAAAACATGAAATTTATTATGAGACTTAAAAATACACCAAATATGAAATACAGACCTCCTTTCTGAAATGAATTGATATTCTGCATATTACTATTTTAATTTATTAAAAAGAAAAAATATTACAATTATAGTTTTGTTTTTATGTGGAAACTGTAGAATCATTACTAACAGCTATCGTATCTAATTTGAAGAATGGATTACGCACACCATACATGGGTATACCGATGCTACTAAGCATGCTTTTATGAAGTGGTCCTGATTTGTAAACAATCTTTGAATGGTCTACTGTAATAGCGTAGTTGAAAAACTGAATCTTGCTAAGATAACCAGTGAAAACTTCAGAACCTTGAATTCTACCGATGTATAAATTTTTACCAATATTAGTGGTAGATACTAGTCGTTTACCACAGCATATGTTATCCATTTTACAACAAGCATTTCCGTTATCACAAAATTGAATTCCTTGAGTTCTATCCGTACTTAATCCATTATTAGCTTTTTCAATTAATTCTTTGTCAGAAATATCAACAACCTTACGAAGTTCACCATCTACGAAAAGTTGAATGTACTCATTTTCAACAACAAGGTTGACATTCACCCAACGCTGCATGGGAATATAATCAACGGTTAAGCGAAGGAAATCGCATCCTCTGTATTTGTGTAAATCGAGAAGGGTATCAGTGCGTAAATTCGTATTAACGGCTTCTCCGTTTGTTTTGATTAAAACATGTAACTGATTGTATTCTGGATCAAGATAGAATATCGATGATGCATTCGTAAAGCTATCGTCACTACTACTTAAAAGCACTAACTTAGGTGAAGTAGTTCGTTGTAATGATTCAATATACATCCATACAGAGTACGAGAATTCAGCACCATTATATAATGCGGGCATTGTGACATCTGTGTTTATATTTTTACTAATTGTTGATGAATTTACTGTAGTTGCACTTTTTAAAAGAGTAACAGTGCGTAAATCAGTTTTCATAATGATTTTATATAAATGATATATGACATACAAGGAAACACCGGTTACTAAAACTATCATTGCAATAGTGACAAGACTCTGTGTAGGATTAGAATCTGCCATCAGTTTATTTTTATTTTTATATTGAGAAAATATAATATGATAATAATCATTTCATCAAAGATGTTTTTACTTTTGTAAATGCTTTTTTTTTAGATGGCATAAAATCGGATATAAATCTTTGAATAATTTCAAATTCATTCTTTGTGATTAATTTGCATATATTTTCCGAATCCATATTTCCCAAAACACAATAAATATACATAAATGGAAATAGGCACATATATTTGTTAATATTCATATTTTGTTCCATTTTGACTATTTTTTTGTTAAAGTTTAGTGCTAATGATTGTTTGTTGACCATTTGCGAGAAATCTAAGGATTTTGGTGATGAATAATTGTCATTATCTCTTAACACTAGATTTATACTTTTTAATTTACTATATAGAGACATATCCCATAAAAAAGGATCGTTGTACTCAAACATTGTACTTGTCATTAATTCATGTTCTAAAAATATCTTACTCATATGGGAAACGATATTAAGTTCTTTTATATCAACATGTTTCGTTTTTCTTTCAAGACTTTTATAATAGTTTTCATGAACGCTGCTTAAAATTTGATTCGTATCACGGACGATCATTTGTTTAATACATTCGTCATTTAACGCGTTTTTTCCTAACAATAGTTGAGTTAGTTCAAAAGGAGATGTTTCAATAAAGGCATCTTTTTTTTTCAAAGATATCGTTAGATCTATGTCGTCATCATCAAAAATGATGTGTAAATGATTTAAAATAGTTCTTAAATCATTATCATTATCTTTTATAAGTTTTGTTAATTTGATATAATCAATTAAAGCATCTTCATGAGATGAAGTGATATTTGTAATGTATTCGTCAATAATTTGAAAACATTGATTAAAAGAGAGTTTTTTAAAAGAGAAAGAATTATGAAACAGCACTTTTATGTCTTGAATCTTTTTAGTATTTGAATTAACAACACATACAATTGGACAGTGAACAACAAATCCAAGATCTTCTTTTTTATTTTTTAAAAGTTCTTTTAAAAATGTAGCAAAATAACGATCATTATTCAAATTAATATCAATATCGTCAAATATTATAAGTTTTTTTTTTTTAATGAAAAAACACGAAATCACCGAGTCAAATGTGCAAAAGTTTTTAATTTTATTTTTAAGATCCATAATATTCGAATAAGAGCCTGCTGAGATAAGTAGAATGTCATAAAGGTTGTTTTCAAATATTAATTTTACAATTGTAGATTTACCACATCCCGAATGTCCTGAAAGAATGGTTGTTGTAAATTCATTTTTTAATACATTTTTATCATCAAAGAGGGTACTCTTTATTTGTTGAATGGTTGAAAAATAATGATTAAATTGTTTTAATTTTAAATTTTGTTTATAGTTTTCAAAGATGGACGGATCAAACATACTAATATATCAACATTAGAATTTGATTGAGCGTTTTGTTTTTAAATTTAGGTTTTTAAGGATTTGTTTTTGTTGCGCATTCATTTCTGGCTTCATTCCAAACAAAATGGCTCGCAAGATCACATATATTTCCTGCGGTATTTAAACGATCAAGATTAATTTCTACACCTTGGTGCGAAGATGAATCTGGTGCTCTATTAATCCAATTTTGTGAGTAACTTGTATCATTTCGGAAGCTATCTGCTAATAGTGTATGTGAAGAATGGTTATGATAACCAAGTCCTTGAATGTCCAAACCGGAATGTATTGCATCGTCATTGTTATGCATAATAACGCTACCTTTGTAGTGCACATGCTTACCACCGGTTATTTCTTGAAGACTAGTTTCAGAATGATCCCCAATAGGATGATCATAGAAAGTCACTCTCCTGTCATCATCTCCATTATTAGGATTGCTCTTTGTAACACCGGAGGTCATATCATGTAAATAAATGGGTTCATTTGTAGTGAATGTCTCGGCAGCGGGGGAGGCAGCGGGGGAGGCAGCTGGGGGACATATGGCGGTACCATCGGCGGCAGTGGTGGTGGTACTGGTTTTCATTGCACTATTTAATTTATAAATGACCGAATCTAATTTTTGTTCCGATCCAATAGTGCCAGTAAGTGCATTTCCAGATTCGTCAACAAATGACCCTGGAGTTGGATTGAAATTTGAAACGAATTTTTCACCGGAACCACCAGCGAATTGTAAGTTACCTTTTTCATTGTTGGAATAGTTTTTGCATATGTTTATATCTGTATAGTCATTAGTGTCGCCATTTCTAACCTTGACAGTGTCTTTAATCCAATATTCAGGACAAGTATTAAGGATTACTGCGAACTCTCTATCCGTAAGGTTCGACTCTTTTAAATTAACAATTTCTTGAATATTCTGTATTGAACCAAGGAGTGCAATACCAATTGAAGATACTAACGGAATTAAAAGAAATTTAGGCTCTGGAATACTGAATGTGCTTACCATAATAATAAATAGCACAATAAATACCGCAAGTAATACAAATGTGCCGAAAATGGCTTTAAGGGGAACAACGGTTGCGTCAAACATTTAATAAATAATCAGAAAAAATATGAGTGATTTACAATTCATTAGTGAATAATACTCTTGTTCCAGCTGTGCTCATATTTTTGCTTCGTTCAAGAGGAACAGGTAAATAAGTAATATCATGTGAATAATTAATGTATTGATTGAGTTCCGAAATAATTTGTGGAACAGTAAAATTCAAAACTTTAGCATTAAGTTCTTTAACTTGTTGAACTATATTGTCTAATCCATGTTTTGCATATTGTAAATAAAAAGATCGCATAATGATTTGTAATTCTGTGTCACTTTGACTCGAAATGATATGTTTTTCATTTGTATGTTTAAAAACCGAATATCTTATACCGTTTTGAATAGCATCGATGTTTTTTTGTGAAAAATATAATGACGCTAAATCGTTATCTGTATGTAAATACCGAACAGCGTTTGCTTGAAAATGAGCTGGATTAACTTTATTTTCTTTAAAAAACTCGTATGATGTTAGATTGGTTTTATGTAAAGTATCTATTCTACCATTAGACTGCATACTTTACAAATTGATAAGAAATATATTAATAATGTGAGAGAGAATAAATATATGTATTAATAAAAATATAAGAAAATGAATAATACTGACCAAATATTGCGTAAATTCAACAACTACTTTCTAAAAAACGAGCTTTCTTTCAAAGACGATAATGCAGTGAATCACATGCATAATGTAATGTATGGTGGACAAGATTGTACAGGTACGAATAACATATTCAAATTGACCATGCAGTCGTTGAACAATAATCAGAGAACAATTGTAGGTGATACGTTGATGGGAGGGCGTGTAAGTTTTCCATCAAACTTTTTCGATCCAAGTGCTTCATTTCCAAAATGTAAAGCTTCTTCAACTATCATGGGAGATGTTACACCAGGAACTGTTAGACCTGCTTTAAAATCTACATTCCAGCTTGTTGGTGGTGGTAACTCCTTAATGACTAAAAATCAGTTAAACAGTATGTTAAAACAGAATGGTGGAAATTACATGAAACTAAATGAAAAAGATAAGCGTGCATTATACAATAGCTATAATCAAAATTTGAATTCGTTTATGGAAAATTTTGATTCATTTAAAGGTGGTCGTTCTATAAGCAAAAATACAATAAATCGTGCATTTTCTGCGTTAAAAAAAAATTGAAAGTTACTTTAAGGAAAAATAAATAACCGTAAGTACAATGTCAAAAAACATGACAAAATCCGCTTCATCTTCTAGTAAGAAGTATGTCAAGATGAATCCAATGGAACATGTTTTAGCTCGTCCTGGGATGTATATCGGGTCCATAGAAGTAGACAAGACATCATTGTGGGTATTGAATAATAATAAAACTGAGATGATAAAGAAGGAAATCGACTACATACCAGGATTGTTTAAGATTTTCGACGAAATACTGGTAAATGTGCTTGATCATATTATTAGATTGAAGTCAGAATCTGGAGATTGTGTAAAACAGGTGAAGGAGGTATCTGTTCACATGACTCCTACTAAAGTAATTGTGTATAATGACGGAGAGGGAGTAGATATTTACAAACATGATACACATGGTGTGTATATTCCGGAGCTTGTATTTGGAAATATGTTAACATCAACTAATTATGATGATAATGCCGAGAGAGTAATAGGTGGTCAGAATGGAATTGGAGCAAAAGCATGTAATATTTATTCAAAAAGCTTTGAGATTGAAACGGTTGATTCTGTCAGAAAATTGTTGTATAAACAAAAATTCAGTGAAAACATGTTTGAGAAGAGTGTACCTGAAATAACAAAGTATACAAAGTACCCGTATACAAAGATCACTTTTGAGCCTGATTTTTCAAAATTTAAGATAACTGAGTTATCTGATGACATGTTAAATCTATATATGAAACGAGTTTATGATATAAACTCTATTTCACTTGGGAATTTGAAAGTAAATTTAAATGATGAAAAGTTGAAAGCAAGTACTTTTGATAAATATGTTGATATGTTTATTGGATCCAAGAGCGAACATCCTCGTGTGAGTGATGTATGTAGCAACAACAGATGGCAAATTGCAGCTACATATAGTGATGATGGGTTTCAGCAAGTATCATTTGTGAATGGTATAAGTACAATTCGTGGTGGTAAGCATATAGAGTACATCACAAACCAAATTACAAAAAAACTAAGTGAAATGATTAACAAGAAGAAGAAAACGAATGTAAAACAGCAACATATAAAAGAGTTTTTGTTCGTTTTTGTGAATAGTACTATTGTAAATCCAACATTCGATAGTCAATCGAAGGAAACTTTAACAACACCTATATCAAAATTTGGTAGTAAATTTGATGTGGATGATAAATTTATTGATAAATTGTACAAGACTGGTATTGTAGATAAAGCTATAAATATATCTGCGCTATCTGATGATAAGAATAGTAAAAAAACAGATGGAAAGAAGAGAAATACATTGCGTGGTATTGCAAAACTCGATGATGCAAATTGGGCTGGAACAAAAAATAGTGCAGAGTGTACGCTTATTTTAACAGAAGGAGATTCTGCGAAAACAATGGCCATATCAGGTTTGAGTGAAGTTGGACGAAATAAATATGGTGTTTTTCCCTTAAGAGGGAAGGTTATGAATGTAAAAGACATGACCTTAAAAAGGATCAATGATAATGAGGAAATTACGAATATAAAGAAAATCTTAGGGTTGGAGAGTAATAAACAATATCAGGATGTAAGTGATTTAAGATATGGAAAGATTATGATAATGACTGATTCAGATGTAGATGGATCTCATATCAAGGGCTTGTTATTCAATGTATTTCAAAGTATGTGGCCAACTCTTATGAAGATCGATGGTTTTATGAATTCGATGCTTACTCCTATTGTGAAAGTTCGTAAAGGAAAAACGGTAAAAGAGTTTTATTGTTTAACTGATTACGATCATTGGAAAAAAGATACACCTAATCATAATGGGTGGGAGATCAAGTATTATAAGGGGCTGGGTACATCTACAAACAAAGAAGCCAAGGAGTATTTCAAGAACATGAAGTATGTTACATATACATATGATAAAGAATTATCTGATGAAAGCATTGATATGGCATTCAATAAAAAGAGAAGTGATGATCGTAAGAGATGGATATATGAATATAACATGGATAATACTCTTGATTTCATGAAGAAGGATGTTGAGTATTCCGAATTTGTGAACAAGGAATTAATTCATTTCAGTGTTTATAATTTAGAGAGATCTATTCCGAGTATATGTGATGGTTTGAAGAAAAGTTTGCGTAAGATATTGTATTGTTGCTTCAAAAGAAAGCTTCATAAAGAGATTAAAGTGGCACAACTAGCAGGATATGTGAGTGAACACGGTGCATATCATCACGGTGAAGTAAGTCTTCAAGATGCGATAATAGGTATGGCTCAAGATTTTATTGGATCGAACAACATTAATCTATTGTGTCCTAATGGACAATTTGGATCTCGTGTTCAGGGTGGAAAAGATTCAGCGAGTTCAAGATACATTCATACACAACTTAATACACCAATAGTTTATGCATTATTCCATCAAGATGATCATGACATATATACTTATATGGAAGACGACGGTTTGATGATTGAACCACATCATTATATACCAATCCTTCCAATGATATTGATCAATGGTACAAGTGGTATTGGAACTGGATTTAGTACAAACATTCCATGTTATAATCCTAAAGATATCATTTCAAACATAAGAATTTTATTGAAAGATGATACTGCAGAGTTGAACGAAATGACACCGTGGTATAGAAATCATACTGGTGTAATAAAAGATGGTGTCAGTTATGGAAAGTATCATCGAAAATCTAATACTATGATTGAGGTTACAGAATTGCCTATTGGAATATGGACCGAGGATTTCAAGGTACATTTGGAAAGTTATATTGATAAAAATCCAAAGATCTTAAAAGATTACGAAAGCCATTATACGGAAAAGATAGTTTCATTTATACTTATTTTCCATAACAAAAATGTGACTGATGAGATGTTTGATATTAAAGATGGTCAAACATTAACTAAATTTCAGCAAGAATTCAAGATGACAAATTCACGACCATTAATGACTTCAAATATGCATTTGTATACATCAGATGGAAAAATAAAAAAATATGAAAATGTGTTGGATATTTTGAGGGAATTTTATACAATCCGTTTAAATGCTTATAAAGATAGAAAAACGAATCTTATTTCCAAGATCAACCATGATATATTATTTATGGATGCCCGAATTCGATTTATTCTTGATGTCATTGAAGAGCGATTAAAATTATTGAATGCTAAAAAAACAATTATTCAAAAATATCTTGAAGAAAATAAATTTCCTAAACAAGAAAATTGTTACGATTATCTGATAAAGATGCCTGTATATAATTTTACATATGAAAAAAAAGAAGAACTTATTAAAGAACTCAATAAAAAAAGAGATATATTGACTACATTAGAATCCACAAATGAAAAGACCATGTGGCTTGATAATCTTAATACATTCGAAGACATTTATCAAACACTTTAAAACTTCTCGTATGTGTAAAAAAAATTGAAATTAACTTAAAGATATATATATATTTTTTTTAAATAGGATCTCTTTAAACCATTACAAATTTTGGTAAATAAGATATCAAACATGTTAACATTTACGAATTATAGAATATCTACGATGACAGCGACTGGATGTATAGGTGTAAATGTAAATTTAGATAGTTTGTATGATCATGTAATAATAGTGGATATATTGGATACGAATGTCATGGGAATAGTATATGCTGAATTTGGAAGCAACAAACATTCACAGATATGTAAAGGTGTTAATTTAAAAAAGAGATATGTAAGAGTGAATGGTAAAAAGGAAGCGTATACGAAAAGATTTGACAATTCAGTAACTATCAAATACAGAGTTAATGAGAAAGATACATTAAACATCAAGGTTTTTAAGAATGGCAAAATTCAAATGACTGGAGTCAAGAGTGTAGAGCAGGGTAAGAATGCGATCCAAAGTATTATTGATATGATTAAAAATATACATGAAAATCACGATAAAGAGGTTGTTGACAATATCGATGATTTAAAATTTACAAGATTCGATATACATTTGATAAATAGCGACTTTCGAGTAGATATGGAGATAAGGAGGGATTTATTATACAATCTGCTGTTAAAAGAGTTCAGTGTATCTTCTTCGTATGAGGCTTGTATATATCCAGGGGTTAAAATTCAATACAATTTAAACAAAAATTTGGATATAAATACTACACCACTCGGTAAACAAGGTAAATGTTGTTGTCCAACACCATGTAATGGGAAAGGTGATGGTATAACAACAGATGCGTGTAAAAAAATCACAATATCTATATTTCAAAGTGGATGTATTTTAATAACTGGTGTGACCAAGGAAATACATATAGATATTGCGTATAATTTTATAAAGAATGTTTTAAATGAAAACCATGATAAGATTAAGAGAGTCAAGTTACAACTTCCATCGTAATAAACAGCTATGCTATTTACTTACGGGTCAATGTTTCAAGAAAAATGTTCATCTTTTTAAATTCCGTTAGGATATCATTAAGCACATGGGTTACATTTTTGTTTTCACCACAACTATCGGTACATGTTAGGAATTTAGTTAATCTGAAGTAAACTGGATCTACATTTAAAAGTTGCGCAGTGCTTATTGAAGACGTATCTGTTTCATCGTCACTAGATTCAATATCGTCACCACTTCTACTACCATTTCTGCTACCATTTCTGCTACCACTTCTAGATTTACCACCACCATACATAAACTCATCTTCTTGATGATTAATAACGCCATACTGTTCTTTATGTGTAGAATCATACTTGTTGTTATTATGATTTAAATGTCTTTCATGAATAGGTTCCGATGTTTTTTCAATACTGTTGTGATTCAAGTCTCTATTACTGTTTGTATTTTCATTATGATTTTGTTCGTTATTAAAAGATTCATTATCACGTCCATTGATGTTGGTACCCAAATAGTCTTCATCATCTCCCCCAACATAAATTATTTTTCTTTGTGGATTATCGTTAGATAAATTAGTTGACGATTCGATATTCATTTTACAGGTTTTTATATTTTTAACATAATATATTTTTTTAAAAAAAAGATATAACCGAATAGAATAGACACAGTAAATTTTAATATCTATGTAAATAACAATAATAGTTGTTTATCAAGAATGGATAACAAAGCGTGTATGTTAATGCTTTTTTATTCATTACTAGTTCTAGTATTAATATTAAAAAATAAACAAATTCTTAAAACAAGCCGTAATAACATGATGATAATTGGATTGTCTCTGTCTCTTTTGTTGATTGCACCATTAATTAATAAAAATAATATATATGAATCCTTTGATGAGACAACAATGAGTCAACCAAGTTATGTTCAAAATATATCACATAAAGATGATATGTTAGAAAAGATTAACATGTTAACATCAAATGTTGTGTGCTATTTTTCAACATTTCAAATAGATTCATTTGAACCTAATATCGGAACTTTTCATAACTTGAAGAATACCACTAATGAAAAATACATAAAACTAATTTTGTCTCAAGACAATGCAAATCCTTTAACAGAGTTAGTTGATCAAAGAAATGGTATAAGATTACATGATTATACACAAATAGAGGGTTATCCATGCAATGAGTTAAATTTGAATGGGATGCGTGAGTTTTCTATTTTTTGGTTTATTAAGTTTGATTTTACTGTGAATGATTATTCTACAGATGGTAAACTTTACAATTTAATTGAATTATATTCTTCAAACATAACAGGACTAAAAGCTTTAGCGATTCATTTAGAACTAAAGAAAGGTGACAATGAAACATTTGAGACATTCAAAATTAATTATGCAGGGTTGGAATATCAGTATATATTTAATAATGAAGCAAGATTATCAAACCGTGTCGACTTTAACAAGGGAACACATTTATTGACATTTGTTAAGTATATGGAAGACAATGTACACTATATAAAAATGACAATTGATGATGAACGATTTTTATTGAATCCTGTTCGAATAGAAATGTCAGAGATACGTTTTATTGGTGGTTCTGTAAATAATGGTATCACATTAAGCAGTGAGAAGTTTATGATGAATAAATGGAAAGAAGGTTCACAACAAAATCCCACTATATATTCGTCTTTAAAATTATACATCTATAGTTTTGGTATTTTTAAGAAGGCAATTCACACCACGACTCAAAGTAGCACTATTATTAGTAATATAAATAGTAACTTGCGACAGCAAAGAGATATTGAATTATCCAATATTTTCTTAACCACACAACACGAGTTATACCATAGGACGTCCGAGGCAGATGAGTATTTAGAAAAGAAATCTTGTAAATTATCATCTTCTGTCTGTCAAGAATGTGACGGTGTAGATTGGTCAGATTTGGCATCTATCGTATCTTCTTCTCAATGTCTAGAAAGTGTCAAGGATTATTGTAAAAATATTCAAAATGGTGATATCACTGATTTTACGGATTATCAGAAGAGTATATGTGATGCATTATTTCCCAATTCTGAAGAGCATATACTATCTAATGTGTCAAGTAATATATTATTACATACTTGTTCTAATATATTTGATGATAATAAAACAGATCGTGTATTTTTCAAAGGGTTACGTACAGTTGTACCTAATAATATAGAAAGGAACACTTACCATGTGAGATCAAATGAAATATTACCAAGTGAGTATGCTCAGGGTGATGTTATTCAAAAAATCTCCACTACTAATTTGTTAAGCTCTGTTCCTACTTTCAATAATGTTGCGAATGACATATTAAGTCGACCTATCGGAAATATCTCTTACGATGAACTTGTAAGAATAGCTGAAGCTGTAAAAAACAATACAGATCCTGTAAGCTCAACATCGTCATCAACATCAACATCAACATCAACATCAACATCTTCAGCAAACAAGGTTGTAGTTGACCCGGGTACCGAACCAACAATTACACATGCATCAACTTCTGATTATAAAGACTTAACAAGTTCTCAAAAGTATGACAATATAATGAAAGAATTTAATATTGTAAATGAAGAAATGGATGAAATTGACACTAAAGCAACAGAATCATCAATGTCATTTATCGATAGTATAAAAAAACTTTTTGGATTTATTTAGGAGGTCTCAATCCCCAAAAGTTTTCAATATATGTGTCTTTTTCTGGAAACGAAGAATCTCTTAAAATACTTTCCTGAGATCTCACCGGTAAAGACCATAATGTATTATAAAATTCACAATTTTTTCTTTGATAAGGATTGGTTAAACTTCTTACCTGAATACCATCTGATAATTTAACAGTAAATTCTTGTTTTTTCGATTCAATATAGAACCATATTTTTACATTAGGTTTTACATACGTGTTTCCCAAATCTTTATAGTAAGCATTAGGGTAATTTATTTTTAGTATACCTGTTTTATTGTCATCAATGATGATAAAACCTGTATTTTCGGACTTGTCAAATGCTTGTTCTTCGTTATGAAACGGTAAAGCCGAACCTGTAAAACTTGTTCTATAATCAGGGGAGTTTGCTGCAGAATAATAGATTTTTTTTTTATCAATGTCTACTGATGTTTGAATATGTAATATAAAATCATGTGTATCATTCATACCATTTATTGTATTAACATGACGCACTTGTATCATTTATATTATTCTAAGAAAAACTAATGTGAAGATAAAGTCATATAAACTGTTGTATACCTTTATCTAATTATAATTTCTTCCAGTTCCTAATCCCGAATGGTTGTTTTCAGTAAAATTGCATTTTTTATCATTACACTGAACCATATTTCTTTCAGGTAACATAGTTCCTGGTACATTGGTTGAGTAACAACCAGAACATTCATTCATTTTTTCAGAAAGGGAAACGTTGTCTTGAATCATGTTAGATGCATTATGAATCATGAACTGGCGTTCTTCGTAACTTGATTTGAAATTCTTTTTAGTTTTGCGTTGATGATCAAGTGTGCATTGAGTACGATAATCTGTGAAATTACGACCATCAGCCATACGAAATGGACACGATGCCAATGTTTGTTTATTGTCAGTTTTTGTTTGAGCAACACTGTTATTTGTTTTTGAACTTAATTTAGGATTTTCATCACACTGATTACAAGACATCGTTTATGTATTTTAATTAATATAAAACAAAATTTTTTTGATTATATATATATATATTTTTTTATGATTTAATCTTCTAAGATACGCTTGATTAATTCACTCTTTGGACCTTTCGTATTCTTTCCATGTGTCTTTAAAATTACACGCAACTCTTCATTAGTTTTCTTTACAAGAAAACACTCCGTCAATGATACATCTTCTGTATCGAATGTTTTTTTCAATACTATATCATCTTCTTCAAGAACTTCATTGTTGGTATTTGCTACCTGTTCAAAACTCTCGTTTTCATCATTTTGTTTTTGTTGATCTGTTAAAAGTTTTTCTGGATCTTCAGTTGCGTCGTCATTTACGAGGTCGTTATTTTGAATTTCGTCAATTAATTTTAAAATATCTTCCGATTTTACACTATCTGTATCATTATCTGTATCATTATCATTATCTATTATATCTTCCTGTTTTTCTGTGTTTTTTAATACATAATTATCCATAGAAGAATCGCACTTGTTATCGTTAGACATTATAATAGGTCGAGTCAAGTCATATTGTAAAGTATTAAACTTATCTGCAAGAACTTTAACCTCTGTTTCTAAGGATTTTACATATCTGTATATCAAAAATACACTAAATAACACAATACCAAGCATTAGCATATTATTTATCGAAGAACTCATTTTGAATAATCTCATAGAAGGTGGTGTCATACACTTTTTCATAACAAAATTTAATTTGATATATATTAAAATACTTCGGTTTTAAACTCATTTCGCTAATTTATTCTTTATAGTCATAGCATTGTTCAAAATAGATTCATCAAATCCACGCCCTTTAAGCAATTCAAGTGCAACATATTGTTTTGAGATACCTTTTGAAAGTATATATGGAAAATGTATGCTATGATCTTTTTTAATATTTACATTCATTTTATAACAAACGAAAGAGGTTTCTTTTTTAAGTTTTGTTAGATAGATAAAATGTGTTGTAATTACTGTCATCACGTTTTTAAATTCGCTTATTTTTTGTAAAATGGAGTAAGCGCCAGCAATTGCTTCTATTACATTTGTGCTATTGAAAATTTCATCCATTACAATTAATGATTTTGCTTCTGGATGTTTTTTGATAACAGATAATATATATAAACATCGGTTCATTTCAGCCTCAAACAATGACTCAACACCTTTACTATCAGGGATATTTATCTGGGTATTGATGAAAAAGAATGGAGTCATTTCAGTATATTCAGATGCAGTTAAGGTGATGGTCTGGGCGAGTAAAACATTCAAACAAAGCGTTTTTATAAGGGTTGACTTTCCACCAGCATTGGGCCCTGTTATCAGTGCGTTTTTAAAATTAAAATCATTTTTTACTGAGACATCTTTATTTACACATAAATGCCATGCTTTTTTAGAATTAACAAATGTATCGCTTAAACTTGTATTATACTTTGTAAAAGACAGTTCGTGTTCGTTTTTTACGGTTATTATTGATATAAGTGCATCGATGATATATGATTTATTAACAATATTTAAAAAGTCAAATTGATTAAAATTTTTATATTTAACAAGCTGATCACCGAAATGTGAGAATATTGTAAAAGATGAAAATGGTTTATAATCTCTCAACATTTGGATTGTACTTTCATCATCAAATGGTATTTTTGTACTGACAAACGAATCTTCAAATGGTAAAATTATATTTTTCCATATGTTATCATTAAGTTGAATACATGATTTTAGATATGTAAATGCATTATTTACTTTATTAGATATGAACTCGACTATTTTATAAGCTGTCTGAGAAACATTTACTGTATTTATAATTCCTTGAAAATAAAACAAAAATGAAAGTATATAAGTTACAATCTGTAACCTTGACAACATAGTATTTCCGCTATTCAATAAGTTTAATACATTACTGGACATCGTCATACTTTTGTATAACATTTTCACATATGTAAAAAATGACATCTTAAATAAATGACCAAATTTGTACTTGAGTATGATAAATGGAATTATGAAATAAATAACAGGAGAAAGAATCCCAAGAACAGGGGATATCATAATTTTATAGAAGTTATATGACGTCATAGTGACAGGATCGTTGTTCAATTTATTAAGAATCCAAAAACTGAAATAGATAGTATTAATTAGTTCGTCAACTGTTTTTTCATTTTGTGAGAAAAACCATAGGAAATCGGTCTCCGTTTTTTTAAGTTGAGATAGCAAATTGGTATATGTATTTGGGTCGATATTGGATAAAGTGTTTAGACATTCTTTTCTTTTGTTTAGGTTGCTGACATTACATAACGGATTCTTCAACAATTCTTCAAGAAAAGTTTTGGAACCTATTGTGGAACATTTCTCTTGAAAGATGTAATATACTGTAGACCTAAAATTTGCGTTATCATATGGATGAAACACCTCTAAATCATTCATAACATCATTACCAAGAATTATATCGCTTTGACGTATATTAATATTGTATGTTTTTTTTGAAAGTTCATTGGGCTCTTGAAAGTTTTCTAAAGGAAAATCTGTAGTATTTAAAATATTCCAATTCATTTTTATGTTAGTTTTACTAATCTTTTAAAGAGAAGCCAATATACGCAAAGCGCCAATACAAGATATATTATAATCTCAAGAAAATGACTGTCAAATACACTATGTTCATATGGGTTTCGAACAAATAACATTAATTGTATAAAAAACTGTAACATAACCATTTTGACTATATCTTCAATCATAGGGAGATACTCTTCTCCCACTTTAGAAGTTACATTGAACTCTACAATATAATTAAAAATTGATTTATCGTTTTTATCCATTTATATGGTTTTTACTTTAAAGATATATATATATATTTAAAAAAAGATTTTTAACGAAAAGATTATACAAACATGCATAAGAACTTAATCGTTTATAAAAACAATATTGTTGACATTCCATACTTACCAGAAGAATCACATAAAGATTTTGAAATGAGAAAATGGTATATTCTTAAAAACATACATGTAACAAATGAAAACGGCTGTGATAATGCGATATGTAGTCTAGACGAACTTATAAATTATTCTAAACTATATATTCGGAAGGAAAATAATAAATGTGTTTTTGATACTCACAATATGGAAATGAATAAAACTTTTGAAAAGAATTTATTCATTAGATCCAATTTTCATAAATAAAATTTACTTTTTAGAAAGAGACACTTTCTTCACAGAAGCTTTCTTAGATTTCATGGCAGAAGAAGCCTTATCTTTTTTGAGGAACGCTTGTAAGCTTTCTTTAGCAAGAATTAAACCAAATGGTACCAAAAGATTTGACACATCCTGTGCTAAATTACCTCCCTTCTTTGCAGCGCTTCGATTAGATGGAGTGTTTTTATTAGTGTATTTTTTACTACCACCAGCGTGTTCTTTATATTCTGCAGCATTAGCTGCACAGCCAGAATATCCTCCTTTCTTTTTTTCAAATGTAGCAGCATTATAAGCAACATTACCACCTGACTTGTTAGTACCGTTCACCATTATTAGTTTTTTTATAACATATACTAATATTTTTTTACAACATATGCTAATATTTTTTTACAACCTCACTGTCATCATCGCTTGAGTTATCATTATTATGAAAAACTGATTCGTTCAATTGAATACATTCCATGATCATCTTTATGAAATCTTGAGAAACACTCTTATTCAAAAACCCCAGGTCTTCGTATATTTCCTTAATGTCCTCATGTAAATTGATGAACGAGTTCATATTGTAATCAAGAAATATCTCTCTAATATCGTTGTAATACATGTTGTCTTCTTTGCCTAAACTATAGCTGAAAACCTTTGAACTGATTTAAACAATATTGGCGATTCTTCTATAAATACATATTACACTTTTTAGATTGTCTCTTCGTCATGAACTCTGAACATAATTTCAAAAATTGGTTTTTCTTAAATGAAAAAACCGTCGATGAAATTTACAATGTAATTTTAAAAAGAATTAAAAATGATGTTTACATCAATCATCCAATAAGTTTATTTAACATTAACGAAGACAAATTGTACGATAATATTGTCCAATATATGTTTAAAGTATCAAATAACAAAAACAAACATTTGTATCGAATGCGTTAAAGTCCATCTTTTTTTTTTACACATTATTCTTAATACAAGATGAGTTCTATCTTTTTGTTGAATAATGTATTGATCAAAGACAACACAAAATGTAGTAGTAAAGAAACCGCAAATTTAGTTGTGAGATGTTCTAAAGAGGATCTGAATGTAGAATTACTCAACGATGTATGTGCGAATATGGATATAGATGTTTTAGAAAGTGATAACGAATATATTGATTTATCATTAAATTTATCTGGTTCTATTCCCATATTATCGACGATAAATTTGAATCAAAAATATTTGTTTAAGATTAAGGCAAACTCTTCACGAAAGGTTCGTGTATTAGAGATTGAAGAGTTGGAACCGTTCTCTTTCGAGAACAATAAAATTGATGTAAACAGTACCTCTACAATAGGAGTTGATGATGAAGACATACCTGAACCAGATGATATGGATAAAAATCACATGAAAAATGAATTACTTGAAAAAATATCAATTATGATTGATAGTTTAAAGACTAATGTAAAATCATTAAAATCTATGCAAGAGGAAATTAATAAAAAACATGTAAACCTGAAAACTCTGAATAAAGTTGATAATTATTTGAATGAATTATTTGAAAAAAATAATATATTACATTATAAATAAAAATGTCAATTACAGATATTCTTCGTGGTGTTTTAATATTATTAGCTGCGGCTGCTTTAATTTATCTTGCTATGGAATATGCCAAGAAACAAAAAGAAAATGATGAAGGTTTTGAAGCTGCAGAAATAAGCGACAAAAATGATATGTTATTACCTTCAGATTATGTCATGCCCACTTCCTCAAAATTTGTTGAGACAGTTAAATCATCATCCAAAAATGCAGTACCATCCGAACCAGAGTCCAATCAAAATTATAAACCAGTGAATCAAACTGGTGAGAAGCTTCCTAAAGATTGCTTCCCGAAAGATAAACTTACAGCCGAGGATCTCCTTCCAAAAGATGCAGCCAACTCCAAATGGGCTCAAGTAAATCCTGCTGGTCAAGGTGATCTTAAAGATAAAAATTTCCTTAATGCTGGTTACCATACTGGTGTCAATACCGTCGGTACATCTCTTCGTAATGCTAATCGTCAAATTCGCTCCGAACCACCCAACCCTCAAGTCAAGGTTTCACCATGGAATCAAACCACTATTGAATCGGACTTAAATAGACGTCCATTAGAGATTGGTGGGTGTGATTGAGACTTTTATATTAGGATTGTTTAACTGAAAACTTTTCATCAATAATATGTTGTTATTTTTTTTATCTATGTAAATAGTTTTTTCTTTATCTTCAACTTTTACAAGATTAGGATAACCAAATAAATTATACATCAATCTAAATTTGTCGTTGAATAAAGAATTGGTTACTTTGTTAATGAACTCATTTTCACTCATTTTATTGCTAAATATATTAATACATTCATTTTTGAATACTGATTTAAACTTAAGAACCGATTTTAAATTCATTAAAAATGAAAGATAACAATAATAACGAATTGTTACTTTTATCTCTTAGCAAGTATTACAGTTCCAATTTAGATAAACTTCAAGAGATCCTTCCTATTATTGGTAAATCTTCCAAGATTTCGCTTCGTTTGATCGATTGGTTTGTTACTAATTACTGTAAAAAAAATAACGTAGTTTTAGTTAAGAAAAACAGTAATAATGACGAATACTTCAATGTTTACTCTAATTATCGTTCTCAATTAAAAGCTTTCAAGAAAATTCAGTTTGATCCGTTTAGAAGAAGAGACAGGATTGATTTTTATTATTCCTCGGAAAAATTTGTTGAAACTACTATAGGTCAACTCAATTTCTTTAGATGGTTTTTAGAAAACGATCTTTTAATTTATGTGAAAAAAAACAGTCAACCTATTGAAAATGATATGATTGTATGCAATTCAGATAATCATCATAAACAATCTAAAGATCATGAAGTAGCTTCTAAAAAATATGAAAGGATACACGATAATGATCATGTAAGAACAACCGATGATTTTCAAATGAAAAATAACACATTACTCAACAATAAACCCCGTTCTATGATAAAACAAATGACAAAATTTAATGGTTTTACTACAATATCGTTCACTTGAAATGAGCAAAATAATGTAAAAAAAGAAACAAAACTAAAACTCTTGATCTTCAATCGTAACATTCAATTCACTCTTCAAAATTTTAGATAACTCACCAACAGCATACAAATTTAAAACTGCATTATAATCACCGTAATAAGTTCCATTTATAAATAACATTGGGCATCGTCGTGTTTTGCTCAAGCTATGTAAATGCGAAACCGCTTCCTCATAGCTGTTATCATCATCAATTTCACTAAGGTTAAAACATAAACATGTCACTCCTTTTTCTTTTAAAAATATATCCAGTTTATTACAATCTGAGCATCCAGGTAATTTAAAATAAACCAAAGAATTTTTATTTAATATATTCTTAATAACTTCCATCAGTGTTGTTGTTATTTTATAACTAGGACTCGTATCATAATTATAAATAATATTCAAATTACTGTCACTTTTTTGTATTATTTGAATATAAAGAATGTCATATAGCTTTTATTTTATAGGTGGAATTATTTCATTTTTTCTTTTACTCTTTTTAGTGTTTTTTTATTACAGAGTTAAATGGAATAAAGAGATACATCAAGCCTTGATGATTAATAGTAAACTTAAGCAATCCGAAACGAATGGATATAAATACAAATATAGAGTTGCGTAGTATACGTTTATTTTCAAATCGTTAAATAATATAAGATATAAAACATCATGGTTCTTCTTGCAAACAAAATAGGTCTTGTAATAAGAAATCCACAAAGTGTATTTACAAATGGTTGTGTACAACAAGCTGTTTTTCTTAAACAGTTGATAGTTAGTCTAGGGTACCCATGCGATTATATTGGCATTGAAGAAGATTTTCAAAACTTTCCTATAACAAATGAACCAATCAAATTCATTGACAAAAATTCAAAACTATCAAATTATAAACTGTTCATTTTCGTATCCCTTCATTTGAATCCAAAGAATGATACCGATATCATTAATACCATCAAGACACATAATATCAAATGCGTCAATCTTGTATGTGGTAACCTTTATATCCTACATCAGGAAGAGTTTGTTTTTGATAAACATCATATTTTACATGCCCATGATTTTGATACAATATATGACGAGTATTGGGTATTGGAAATGTATCCATTTTTACCTGATTACATAACATTATTGACCGGTAAACCCTCCTATATACTCCCTTATATATGGAACGATACAATTATTAATCTTCACGCAAAAAGTTTAAATATTGAAACGGATTACCACGAGATATCAAGGAGTAAAATCAACATATTAATTTATGAACCCAACATGAGTATTCATAAAACTGCCTTTGTTCCCATATTAATTGCTGAAAATTATCAAAGAAAATATGGAGATAAACTCAATAAAGTATATGTGTTTTGCGGTTTGAATGTAATAAAAAACAGTAACAATGATTTCATTCAAAAACTTGAGATTTATAAAACTCAAAAACTAGAAGCATATGATAGAATGATAATGCCAAACACTATTTCTCTTATCAAACAAAACAACAACTTTATCAATGTTGTTATTAGTCATAACATCATGAACAATTTAAATTTCTTACATCTTGAAATGATGACTATAGACATACCTATAATACATAATTGCGAGCCTTTTAAAGATAATCAATTATATTACGATGAGTTTTCTTGTTGTAAAGCGATAGATATGGTAGAATGGGTTCGAACAGATTTTTATAAAAATTCTGATTATAGATCTAATTCTTTCAGTGTTAAACATAGATTTCATCCACTAACATTTGAACGTCAAGATATATATAAAAACCATATTGAAAGAATTAGTAATATTTTCATACAAGATGACAAAACAAACACTTTAGGCATTACAATTCCTTTAATCGATAATTTTGTCAAAGTGATTGATGTCATATACAAACAACCTCATTTTGATAAGACACTATTTTATACTGGTAATGGTATTTCTATCCTCCTTTCACATTCATACGAGTATACACTTCTTGAAGATACTTTGAAAAATATGAACAATGTGAACAATAATTTACCTGTTGAAATTGTGTGCAATGATCTTATTACTCCTATAAATGATGTTAAACAAATTATTCAAAAATATAAATTTGGTTTTAAAATAGACATACTTAATTTGGGTGAAAACGATCAGAACATAACTGAACCTAATATGTTCATGGGCATTGTTTTCAGTAATTTTGAAAAAGGAATGATCATAAAACCAGGAGTATTATTCATTAACCATCAACCGGTTCATTTGATTGATAAATACATTCATGAAGGATCAAATAGTTTAATGTACTATCCTTCACATGAAAAATCAAGTTATCTCGACAATATTGACCTAAACATTCTCAATAAAATTTGTCAAAATCTTAATGTAGAGACCTATAATTTTGATCAGGTGTATATTAACTGCTCTGGAGTTATCTTTTTCAATAAAATGGATACCGACTGTTTGAAAGTATTAGGCTTAATGTGTGAGCTTATTAAAATAAATAGACATGTCTCTTGTAATGTAAATATTATTAATATTGTATGTGACCTAATTTATAATAATAATAAAAGTAAATTAAACAAGCAGTGTAACCTGTATGGATATATGGACAGTGTGTTTAATGGTTTAGGTGTTTATTATAGTGATCAAAATACTAAAGAAATAGAGATTTGTGTGTTACAATGTCCTATATCTCAATCTAAAAACAAAAATTTGATAACAATTGATTGTGACGAAAAAGAACTAAAAGTTCATAAAGATACATCAGATACCTATTTTAAATTTTCAGGAAAGTTTGCTGCTAAAAAAACACCCAAAAAGCTTAACAAATGTTTACAATAAATATAAAACATCACAACATTTACAAAGAAACATGTAAACATATAATGAAACTATGTTTGTGTTCAAATTTGTTATTTTTTATTAATCATAATAAGAAACATAACAAATCTAGTATGCAGCATTTAACACATAATTTTACTAGTTTACATTTTTCATCAGTTCTTTCTAAAAAATGTTACAAGAATACATATCGCAATAAAGCAATAAAAACGATATATTGTGGTCGTAATAAATCTAACATTAATTCATATCACACAGTAAATAAAATTCAACCTACACACAAACAACATATATACCAAGAGTTTATGAGAAATATGGATATTCCGTTTGTAATTGGTATCGGACCTGCTGGAACTGGTAAAACTCATTTTGCATGTAAAATTGCATTAGAGCAGTTAGATAACAAAAACATAAAAAAAATTATTATCACAAGACCCACTGTATCTGTGGGGCAAAATATTGGGTTTTTGCCTGGTGATATCGAAGCTAAGATGACTCCATGGTTGATTCCATTATATGATAATTTTGTTAAAAGTTCCAATGATAATAAACTGATCAAATCATACATCCATAACAATTTTATAGAAATTTGTCCTTTGTCTTATATTCGTGGTAGAACTTTTGAAGATTGTTTCGTCATAGCAGATGAGATGCAAAATTCTTCCATTAATGAAATGAAATCCCTTATCACCAGAATGGGAAGCAATAGTAAGCTTATTGTCAATGGTGACCTTCATCAAAGTGATATTACCGATAGTATTAATGGTTTAGACCATTTAATGTCGCTAATTCAAAAAAAAAATCTGAATCTAAATCTAAACATGATTCAATACATAGTTTTTGATCAAAATGATATCAAAAGAAGCGAATTTGTAAAATATATGATAGATCTTTATGAATAAATAGTAATTAAGTGTCCTTCTTTTTTACGATCCGCTTCTTTACAACAACCTTCTTCTTAGCTTCAGGTTCCGTTTCAGGTACTGCTTCAGGTACTGCTGCTTCAGGTACTGCTTCAGGTACTGCTGCTTCAGGTACTGCTGCTTCAGGTACTGCTTCAGGTACTACTGCTTCAGGTACTGCTGCTTCAGGTACTGCTTCAGGTTCATCTTCTTCATTGTCTGAATCTGAATCTGAATCTGATACAATATTACTTTTTCCTACAAGAGTTTCTGTTGACTTTTCAGATTCTTGAATTTTTGTTGCACTGAACATATTTGTAAGTTTTTTCTGAGTATCGTCATCATTAGATAATGATGATACACTGTTATTGATCATATCTTCTTCAATATAACGAATTGAAAACCCACTAATTTTATTAGGAGGAATTACTTGAATCTGTTCAGCTTTCCATGACATACCAAACTTCCCACCAGCAATCCATATACCATTACATTTCATAATGACAACCATTCTAGAGCCTTTCGTCTGAATTTCATTTGGATCAATCAGTTCATTACTTTTGTTGTACATTTCAAATTTATATTTTCCATCTACATATGGAAGCTTACACTTCAAACGAGGTGGCCATTCTGTGCTAATTTCTCCATTCTTATCCTTAGGATATTTAATCATCGTTGTATACAATGCTTCAATTACCTCTTTCGACGGATACTTCTTACGAAACCAATTTTGTTGATACTCGTATCCTTTCGAAACATTTGATTCATCTAAATTACGCATCAATGTAAAGAATTCCATAATATTTGGTTTATCATTCATACCATTAAAGGATAGCTCAATGGTATGAGTTTCTGTATTGCTATCTTCATTTTTATAAACATTAATTCCAAAGGGACAATAACACAAAGGAGTCTGAATACGAATTGGTGATTTTTTGAATGACACATAAATCATCTTCCCACCATTTTCAAGTTTTCGAGGCTCGTCGTACAATATCTTTTCAACATCCAGTTCTTTAGGGAAGATAATAGCGTTGTTAGAAGAAGCCATGGTTAATATGAGAGTGTAAATGTATATAAAATGAGTATGTCTTATTCTTTAGGTAAATAAACTATAAAATCAATTTTTTTTTTCCAATTTAAAAAATTTCTAAAATGTAGCAAAATCATAAACATTTTTAGGATGTCTTTTTTTCAACAAACCTTTTCTAAATGTTGAAAATTTACCAAACAATTCATTCAATGCATCTTTATCTGACTGTTCTATAGGTTCAATGTATTCATAATCTATGTAAATAGATATCATATCTTCTTTTATTGGATTCTTTACGCAGTTTTTTTTAATATCATAAACGGCGTTCTTAAAACATACCAAATGTTCTTTTTTATCAAGTTTTGAAATAAATTCAGGATCATAAAACAAATAAAGACATTCTTTACAAATAGATTCTTTAAAATTAACATTTTTCAACTTATCGATGATACTATTCGCTTTTTGAATATCATAAGTGATCTTTTTCAGGATAACTTCATTCTTTTCCTTTTCAGATTTTAAATCATTATTATTTAATTCATTTTTTACAATATATTCTTTTTCAATAAGAGCTTTTGTGAAATTCTCATAATGACCTAAAACAGTTTTTGAAAGTTCGTAATACGGACCTTCTTCTATTTGTTTCCATTTAAGTCCATCGTACTTAAACCACAATTTATTTTTCAATCGAGCGGATACATAATCATCTTTATAAAGATAGAAAATAACATTTGCAATGTCACATAAAGCGCCGTCTAAACTAACTTCGATAAGGATATTTAAATTTTGATCATCTTTCATTTTGATTAATTCCTTATTTTATTATTTACATTTTTTTCTTTTAAATACAATAATGGTTGGTGTTTTGTCAAATGAAGTGACTATTGCCTTTTTTACATTTATGTCTATTAGATATTATTTACCTAATTTTATTTTAGAAAAACCCACTACGTTATGGGCAGCATTTATATTATCTTCATGTTACGCATTATCAATTTATATTAGAAAACACCATAAACTAATCTCTGAATTTATTGGTATGTAAACTGTTTTTATATAACAAGAAAATACATTGTTATGAATGAAATAGTGGATAATGTTATCAAAGCGGTATTATTCCTATTAATATTTTTTTTTAGTTGAGAAATTTGGGCGTTATTGAGCTTTTCATTTGATATACTATTATTGTTGTTTACTATTCCTCTGTTTTCTATAAGCAACCCTATATCGTTTAGTACACGATTAAATATAACATCCGCACTGAAAAGATCACTTACAAGATCCATTACAAGATCATAATAAGAAAAGTTGGGATTTAATGTTTTACAAACACCTTCCAATGTGCTTATCGTTTTGAACATTAACACCATATTAGAATTCAATATGAATGGAATATCGTTAGGATCAATGTAACTATCCTTGTCAAATCTACTTATCAATGTTTTGTAATTAAGATCGGTAATGTATTGTAAAACATTACTGACTACTTTAAACAGTATTACATATTCATTATCATTAAGACTGTCAATACTTTTTGAATTTGTTTCTAATGCGAACAATATATCATTTTCCAATAATATATTCATTATTTTTTCAACATTTCTTTCAACAAAAGCTCCGCATAAATCTCGCAAAACGAATATAAAGTCATCATCGTACTTTTCGATAATTCCGAAATCATATAATATTATAGTTCCATCTAAAGAGACAGATATATTTCCAGGATGAGGGTCAGAATGTAAATAACCATTCACTAGTATCATTCTAATGAATGAACTCATAAGACTTTTTGATAATTGTACACTATCAATGTTACATTCTTTTAGTTTTTCGATATTATTTATTTTGATACCAGGTATATATTCCATTACTATGATATTAGAGCTTGTATATTTAGAATACACTCGTGGTATTTTGATAAAGTCGTTATTTGCAAAAATATCAGAGAAAATATGAATATTTGACATTTCATTTTTAAAATTTGTTTCTTTTAATATATTCTTATAACATTCGTTGATTATCAAATACATATCATTAATTATCCTAAGGTCAAGTTTATTTAAAATTCTAAACAAATTTGATATACATTCAATTTCAGAAACAATATGCTCTTTTATGTTAGGTCTTAGCACTTTAATAACGACTTTTTTCATTTTATTGGACTTTAATGTACCTAAATGAACCTGACCGATCGACGCAGCGGCTAATGGGATTGGATTTATGGAATGAAATACTTCATCCAATGATTCGTTAAAATCATCGTAAAATATGTCATTAACCTTGTTAAAAGAAAATGAAGGGACATTATCCTGTAAATCATCCAATTCTTTAACAATATATTCAGGAAACATATCCGGTCTCGATGACACAACCTGACCCAGTTTAATGTAAGTTGGTCCCATTTTTAGTATTTCACGCTTTACCCATTTACCTGTCTCTGATGTTTTTTCTGATTTCATTAATTTAAAACCAACTTTCAATGTAAAATTTATGGTTTTACCATATAGTTTAACATCTTTAATCAATGTTTTTTGCATTGTAATAATTTTTAAAATGAAAATATTTTTTTATAAATAAGATATAATATTTTTTTATAAATAACATATAATATTTTGTTGTAGATTATAAAATGCATCTTCTTACTATTTGTAGTAACACGCAGCACAACTATTCACACCCACATGATAAAGCCGAAAAGAAATTCACAAATAAAAAATTTAAACAAGCGCATCTGAAAATTAATAAGCATTATAAACTTGTCACGACTACCTTAACTGAGTTTGAAAAGAAAAGATTTGATCGTTTGAAGAAGTCTGTAAGTTCGTTTAATAAAGACTTGAAAGAAATTGACGACTTTTCTAGAGATATGATACAAAAATTAAGAGATGATTCAAAAAAAATAGTAGAGGAAGATGAAACTCCTGAGAATAATCAATCAAATGAAAACACAACATCTGATGATATACAAAATTTACATAATAAATTTTTTGAATAATTTTAGTTACCGATATAAGTGTCTAACTCTTCTTCTGGGTCACAATATGATCTTTGTTCCCATCTATTTTCTAAAACTTCCCTCCATTGATGACAAGATTGTTTATAAGTTGGTGGTGTTATATTGGCATTAAAAGTCGGTTCATACAAAACATCACCATCATCATTCCATCCATAGACGATACACCCTCTTATTTCGTCATATTCTCTTTCTTCATGCATATTATTTTCATCTGTTTTCGATGTATCAAACTCAACAGGATGAGTGATGAATATATTATACTTGGTATATACTATACACTTAGCAGAAGTCAAAGTTATATTGCTTTTCCGCATTAGTTTTAAAACTTCTTGTGCAATTGAAAATCTTTCAGTTAATGATGTCGTAACGGGTGACATGTTGTATTTCAACTCTTTTAAAATGTATTTTTTCATATTGATTAAATTTGTATCATTTTTCTTTATTTCTTTGACAATTTCTTCTTTGACAATTTCTTTTTTGACAGTTTTTTTTTTCGGTGTATCATATATATTTTCGTTTTCATTTAAAAACGATTCCGCTCTTTTTGATTCACTTATACTAACAACCCTTCTGTTTCTTTTATTCATATACTTATGAATCAATTTTCTTAAATTTTTTAACTCAGCTTCGTCATTCACATGTGGTCTGATTTTTGCTATAATCTCATTAACTAAGGATCTCCTAATTTTTTTTTCATAGTGAATAGACAATCTAAAAAAATTCTCCACTGTTTCATTCATTTAAAAAAAGTTAAGATAATGATATTTATTTTTTTTTTCTTATAAAATGTTCACACAAGATCAAATTTTATTTGATATTAAATATAAAACATGAAACAGTTCCTTATTAAATACTTCGAAACAGAAAAAAGAAAAGCGTTGTTACCCTTTTTATTGGTTGAAATTATGAAAATGGTTTTGGGATATATGTTGAACAATAAACTAAGTCAATCTAAAGCAGATTCTATCTTTTTGTTTAGCAACATAATATTCTTATTTTTACATTACTCTCTTGATATAATAATAGCAAAGGATGTACATGACCCAATAAATTGGTATATTGGATCATTCAAGACCAACGCTATATTCTTTAAGTATGTGGTTTCATATACCATATCATACATTACTTCAGAAACAATTACCGAATACATAAATCGATTGTTTATCCGCCATAATTTTATGATTACCAAAAAAAGTGAGAACAATGTAATTATAATAAGAACAGTTGTTAATCTTATATTGAATTTGTTGATATTTTATCATCTTAAATTTAAATGGGCTTTATCAGTTAGCAAAAACGTAACGATAGATATTATTGTAATGTTTTGGACATCTATACTCATTATACTCTACATGATATTCAAATCTATCAACAATTTAGAGAAAAAGATTTGCGATAAAAATGACACTATTTAACGACTCGTAACAATATCCGCAATTTTGCTTGCTGATGTAATCCAAATGATACTAATACATGTAAAAATTACCATCATGTAAGGTATCATATTTATAATACTACCGTACATTAATATCATAAACTGTAGTATCAACGAAGTTCCAGACTTTCCAACTGGGTTACTCAGTAAATCTATAGTGGCTTTTCCTTTTGTTTTTACATCATCATCCATATACATATATGTGATCTCTTTATTAGGATCAAAGAATGCATATTTTATTGATTTTGTAACAATGGTAATTATAGCACCATATATTATGATAATATACGAATTATTAGTTGTTAAACTCATAATGAAAAATGTTACACCCATCAAAGACATTAATATCGGAGTTATCATGATAGTTACCTTATAAGGAATGTATTTCAATACAAAACTACTAAGAATCATTGTAAACATACAGAATATACCCTTGTAAGTTGATATACTTCCCATAAGTTTTGAGTAATCACTTGGATTATGATAATATTGATGAATGTTATACTTCCACACGGTGTCAATCAAATTACTTGCACTACCATAACACGCTAACAACATGACCATATACATTACAAATGGTATTGTCAAAACTTTTTTAATGCTCTCAAACACAGACACATTTGATTTTTTTGGGGGTTTGAAATCAATATTGTTGGTTATGGAATAATTACGAACCAGTATCTCATAACAAAGCGTATGTATTATTCCAAATATAAAGACTATAATCATTAACGATTGTACATTCAAAATCCAATCGTTTCTATACATATCTCCTAAATAGCGTGTGATGATTCCACACAAAGTTAATGAAATGTTTGATATAAATCCAAATAAAGGGTAGATTATTTTTGCGGAATCCTTTTTTACATAATTGTTGGCAGTTAACCAAAATAATAAAGTAATTATTGTAGATCCCCATATCGTTGATAGTGCGTAAAATAACGCAGATACCCAATTATTCAAAATCAACAAAGGAGTTTTATATACAGACAATGTTAACGAAATATTTGAAAATGGTGACAATATTCCTTGAATAGGATATAAAAAATATCCAAGTATCATGTAGGTTGAAAAAACACTTAAATACATGATACGATAGATACGATCTTGTTTCAAATTAATATTGCAAAGTTTTGTAAAAAAACACATAAATAGCACTGATAATGGAAAGTTTACCCATGTTTTCATGAACGGAACTGCTTCGGCTCCACATGATGTTATCAACAAAACATCCTTCAGATCTCTAACAATAGTATATACACCTAAATTAGAAAAACACATCCCACCCAACAAAACATGCTTTATGTGTTCATTGTTAGACATATTGCTTTTAACAAAATTAACATTCATCATAGGTTTTTGCACTACACACCTCATGTGATTCCTCGACTTATACACATATTTACTTAAAGAACGAGGATATGTTTTCAATCTGAGTAGTGTTTTGTTGTTATTAACGATTGAAGTTACAGTGAAAGGTTTCAACATAGATAAATCAATATTTAAGAATAGGTAGTGAAATATTCACATTTTTTGTTTAAGTAATTGTTTTCGATTTTAAATGAACGAGCTTCTCATGAATATCCATCAACATGTAAATGAGATGGTTATAGATTTCATAAAACAACATTTAAATAACGAACTCAAAAAAATAGAAGTTGAATTTGACATATCACATGAAGATTTAGAAAGAGTTTTGAATCTGAATACAGATCTTTATCAAAACTCAATTTGCAATGCAACTACATCGTTGGGAAGAAAATGTAAATACAAAACACATAACGGTGATAAATATTGTATTAAACATAAAAGACTGATAAATTTAGATAAAAATGGATCAACCCGATGATTGTTCAAAAAAAACAATTAAAAAACCAAGGACAGATGCACTTGACAAATTTACCCCTATTGTGTATAATTGGATGTCATTAGCACGAGATGAAATCGCTCAAGATACATTTCATAGCATACAAGAGATGGATATGTGTTTAACTGAAAGTTTGAGCAATGCTATTGTCGATTTTCATAAAAAAGAGACTGACTTAAAGAAGTTAAAAAAGGTTTGAGTTTTTTTTCTAAATGAGCACTTATAATATTTAGAAATAGTATCGAAAAGTCACTGTTTAATGTATTATCAACATGTTTCTGGAAAGTTATTTAAATAAGTGAACTGTTTTTTTCATAAAATTGTGTGATGAAGTTACACGAGTATGCAAAGAAGGTGTTTTCTCAAAACGGAGAAGATGGTATTCTTTAGCATATTTTCAAGATAATCGGTACAACGAACAAAAAGTGCATTGAGATTTGCGCAGGTGCCGGGTACGAATGCAATACCGCCAATTTGATCATTCACCATGGTTTTACTGGATTGTTGTTTGACGGACAGCTCAACAACGTGATACAAGGCAGATCATTTTTTGCATAAAAAAAGGTTGCACATAATGTGGTGTTTATTCACAAGTGGATGGATAACGCGAAGTAACATTCATGAAGATATTATTCGTGAAAATTTTCAAAACGAAATTGATCTACTATCTTTAGATATGGATGGGATCGATTATTGGATATTGAAGTCACTATGTATCGATACGCAACTGATCTTACCACGTGTGATTGTCCTTGAATATAACGATATTTATGGACCAGAACGATCGATAACCGTTCCCTACCGACATGACTTCGATGGATGGACTGACAATTGGGGTGGTCCAAACTATTGTGGAGCGTCCCTAATGGAATTCGTTCGCTTGCTCAAAAAAGAGTATAAGTTCGTTGGTTGCAACGAACACGGATTCAATGGGTTTTTTGTGCGAAGGGATATCAATGGATTCAATGAAGTAGACGACGTTGAAACGGAATGTTTCCATTTTCCCAAAGTTCAGTTTGGTATGAAATATAGGTGGCCTCGTGTTGAAAATCGAGAATGGGTTTATGTTTAACACCTAAAACAAATATCCACAAACAAATGGGACAATGGAGTTTAAAGATATTGACTTTAAGAAATTAAAAAAAAAAATTGAATACAGGTTATTTTTTTCTAAACGATCACTTATAATATTTTAAAATATAATTAAAAAGTCACTGTTTAATGGAGTTTCAATATTCTTCTGGAAAGCTTGACATTATAATGGGTTGTATGTTTAGTGGTAAAACCTCTGAATTATTAAAAAGAATAGACAAAACCAAACTTATTTACGGTGATAATGTTTTGATTATCAATCATAAATCTGACAAAAGATATGGTGAAGAAAGTGGTATATATTCGCATAATAATTATTTTAAAAGTTCGACAAGCTGTAATCAATTACATGAAGTGATAGAAAGCGATGCTTTTAAAAATGCAAAAGCTGTTTTTATCGATGAAGCACAATTTTTTGATGATTTAAATATATTTGTTTATCATTGCGTAGAAAAATTAGATAAGTGGGTTACTATTTGTGGTTTAGATGGTGACTTTTTGCGAAATAGGTTCGGACAATTAATAGATCTTATTCCTTTAGCCGATTCTGTTATAAAACTAAAAGCTTTATGTTTAAGATGTGGAGACGGTACCGATGCTTTATTCTCAAAAAGGATTATTAAAAAACAAACCAATAAAAACGATTCGGTAATATTGGTTGGGCATAAAAGTGATTACGAATCTGTTTGTAGGTATCATTACAATAATTGACTTTATTTCTTATAATCGATTTAATTTTATTTTCTTTTATTAACAATGGATATTGTCATAGATTCTATAAATAAACACAACTACGAATTACAACAACAAATATGGGATAATGAACGATCAAAACATTTTTTGCACAAATTTAAATTAAAATTAGATGTTTTAGAAAACAATTGCTCATCATATGACGATAAATTGTCTATACAAAACACAATCGATCTAATAAAGAATGAATGTGATTCCATTCTGTCGGAGAAGGATTTATATTATACGAAGTTCGGAATAGAAATATATAAAAAAGCAGTTGAATATGCTGACACTTTGTTTCATAAGTTAGAAACGAGACTCGTCGATATCGATTCCTTAGATGCACAATTTTTAGGTACGTTTTCATTAGGCATAAAAGATGAAAAAGTCAACTTAAGTATTGATGATCATAAAGAACTCAACCAATTACATTTACATCATAATGATTTACATGAGAATAATAATACACAATCCATTTCAAAGTTACAACAAGAAATATTAAAACTTTATTATAAAAAGAAATATGGTGATTCACATAAATGTATGAAGGATATTGATGTTTATAACAGTAAACATTTCAATAAATGGTTTAATAATGCATCAAAGCGACCTACACGATATATAAAACCTGATCTAGAAAATGAATATGATCTACGACAATATTATGAAAATAGATTTAATGATAAATATAAGAGAAAAAAAGATACAAACATATTTGAATCATACCATTTCAAAAATTGGATAAAAAACAAACAGAAACTGTTAACTGGTGTGAATAATGAATTGATAAAACGATATTCCAAATAGAAGAAGCAAAAATAACTTAATTTATTTTTTTAATCAAATCATCTATATCGTGGTATAACTGTGTCAATTTTATATTTTTTATTAAATGATCATGTTTTAATTGTATTTCTGTTTCATCCATATTTTTTGGATTTTCAAATGTACTGAAATGAGGTTCTATTTTGATCACAACGATATTAGTAGAAGGGAATGCTGTTTTCAAAGATGAATATTCATGCGGAAAGCGATAATCTGAAATAACTATATTTATATGAGGTGATATACTTTTTATAATAGAGTCTATCCAAAAAGACCTTTTAATATTGGGTAAAATTTTTTGTAATTCATACTGTCCAACATGTGTTCCCATAAACTTCATCATTTCTCTGGGTGTAATACCGTATGTATGATTTATTTCATCTTTGCGATGATCTTCTAATTCACTTGAGGAGACATCGAACATAACAGATACTATTTTTTTAAGTTTATTTGATATTTTGAAATGTTCATAATGGTATTTGTTTTGTAAATAATTTGCTACTGTGTCTTTTCCACAACGTGATAATCCGTTAAGTAATAAAATCATAACAATAAAACTATCGAGGTATAAATATATATTTACCTATTTTATTTTTCTTTAAATTGGAACTTAGGAAGAATAGAACCTACGGATGTGGACGATGCGTCATTTAAAAGAGTCCCTATGAGAGCAGATTGGACTTCGACAGGATTTACATTACATTTCTTTTTTGAATCAATACTGCATACAGGTGGTCTTCGTTCAGGCATCTTCCACAATTGATCATGACGGAGTATCATGTCGTCATACTCATGAGCTAAAGTTTCTTTTTTTTTATTACGGTTACATTCATATTCCATTTTATTTAAATTGCGTTGATGGTTTGAGATAGAAAGTTTGTTCTGGTCATCCAATTCTTTTTGAGTTTGACAACGATTACGAACATTTTGTTTATTATTTTCTACATCTTCCGATTGAACATATTCAGATTCGTCAACCAATTCACCGTCATCTTCAATAGCTTTCGGTTTAATATTTTCAGATGTATTTTTTAATGAATTTAAAATTTTCAAAGTAGTATTTTCAATAGTATCTTCAATGTCCGACGGATTCGTACATTCAAGTCCTTTAGTTGTGCCGTTGTGTATGTTATAAACAGTTGGTCGGTTGATAATATATTGAACTTTATTGTCTTTGTCATAAAGTTCAGTTTTAGATGTTTTAGATGTTTTTGTAGACTCTAGTGTAGATTCAATATGGCTATCTTCTTCTTCTTCAGTCGAGTTTTCGTAATCTTGTTTGTTTAAAGTTTCTTCTTTGTTTACATCCTTTCTTGCTTCCTCAACAAGTTTATCGTAATCTAAATGATCATTATTAGAAAGTAATATTTGTTCTGCTTCTGGAAACAAAAACAAGCGATAATTTTTGGGCTCTTTAACTAATAAGGTATCGAGTTCCGCTAGACTCATATCATTTGATCTTATTTTGTTAAAACATCTAAAAAGCTCATCTTGTGAAGGTTCTTTTCCGATTTGTGTTTTAAAAATCCCGATGATGTTTGCATATAATACAAAATCCTCATTAGAATAAGGTTTAGGATCTTCTACACTGTCCTTAAATTTTTCTATCATCTTATTTTTTTTGTTAATTTGTTGTAAGTTTAAACGATAAATATAAGCAATAACAATAAACATACAAAATATCAAAGAGATTTGTAAAATATGTTTCCACATTTACATTTATTAAATATAAAAAAAAATGCGTTCGGAAAGTTTTTAATCAAAAAATAGCCGATTTTTAGGAGGTTAAAAATCTGGTACCGATGCTCATACTTTGAATCTCTTGCATTAATAATTTGCTTGCGAATGGTATCCTTACTTCTGCAAAATTTATTTTATTTGAACAGTTATAGCATTTGTATTTTTTACGATCTGGGTTTACATTAGCTGGACGATTACATTTTTTGCAAACAAATATACGGTAGTTGTCAGAACATTCCATGAAACGCTCTTTCAGGAAGAACATAGTGCCATGTGCCCAGTTACACTCAACTTCCATTTCTCCTAAACGCAAACCACCATCACGGGCTCTTCCTTCAGCGGGTTGTCGAGTGAGAAGAACAATAGGACCATTGCTATTTCTGGAATGCATTTTATCACAAACCATATGCTTTAGTCTTTGATAATAAGTAGGGCCCATAAATATTTTAGTGTTCATTTGTTCACCTGTTCGACTGTTATATAGAATTTCGTTGCCATTTTTTTCGAAACCGCATTCGTTCTGCAATATATTTGCCATTTCGTTTACATCGATATTTGTAAATGGTGTAGAATTACCAAATGCACCTAATACAGTTCCTGCTTTACCCATGATAGTTTCAAATAATTGTGCGATTGTCATTCGGCTTGGAATGGCATGTGGGTTGATAATAATATCGGGAACGAGACCATCTTTGTTAAAAGGCATATCTTCTTGTCGATACATCATTCCAATAGTTCCTTTTTGTCCACTAGTTGAACTTAATTTATCTCCAATAGTAGGCTGTCTAAAATCTCTAACTTTTATTTTTGCGAAATTATAACCTTCTGATGATGTATTCTTAAAATATTTATCATGGGCACATTTCATATCAATATATCCACACTCATTGTTTTTAACCACCACACTATGATCTTTATTCAAAAATACAGAATTTTGTATCTTTTGTGGCATATATTTACCAATCATTATATCACCAGATTGAACAAACACATCTTCACCTATAAATCCGTCATCTTCTAATTTTTCATAATTAAAAGGTCTTCTGATGTTTATATCGCTTTCATTGTCAATTTTACAAAAGATCTCCTCTTCACCTGTAGATAAGTTCTTATTACATTGTTCTTTATAGGTTCTGTAAAATGTAGAATTGAACAATCCTCTCTCTACAGAGGATCTATTTACCATAATAGAATCTTCTTGATTAAATCCAGTATATGCTGCAATAGCGACAATAACATTTATTCCACACGGCATGTTACTTGAGTTCAACAATTTTTGCATGTTTGTTTTTATAAGAGGCTGTTGGGGATAATTCAACACATGACCGAGTGTGTCTAATCTTCGTTGATAATTCGTTGCATAAATACCAATCGCTTGTTTACCCATTGCAGACTGGTAACAGTTTCTTGGAGATTGGTTATGATCAGGAAAAGGTATATTACTTGCAAGAACACCGAGAATAAGAGAAGGATGTATCTCCATATGTGTATACTTAACAGGTAAATTGACACCTTTTTGAACTCTATTCAAATCTTTTAAATTCATTCCAATCATACTTGAGTTTTGCTCCTCTACATCCAAAAACTCCACAAGAGGTTCTTTAAACTTTTCTCTCAACTCGGGATCAGTAATCGTATTTGGACTAACGATATTTTTCCATATAAGTTGTCCCTTTAACAATGCAAGAACATGATGTTTATTAAACACCAACTTGTTATTTTTAACTATGAATAATGGTCGAACACATCGCCCACATTCTGTTGAAATGTTTATAATGTTATCAGTGACACTCCATGCAATACTTGTGTAGATATTAATTATGCCATTGCATTTATAACTCTTGAGCTGATAAAAGAGTTCACTGGGATTAAGATGAATTCCAACAAAATCACCATTAATAATAATTTTTGTATGACTGTACATCTTTTCAAGATCGTCTCTATCGTTATAAATAATAGTTCCTAATTCTTTGACATGTTGTCTGACATTTCGTGAATCAGATGCGATTGTAATTTTTGTAGAGATTGCGAGATTTTTTACTAAACCAACAGAACCTCCTTCTGGAGTCTCTGCTGGACAAATAATACCCCATTGTGTATTGTGTAGTTTTCTTGGTTGGATCAACTTTCCTGATTTCTCCATAGGAGTGTTTATTCTCCTTAAATGAGACAATGTTGCATTATAAGTCAATCTGTTCAACACTTGCGCAACACCTTGCTTTACATTTCCATTTTTTATACCCCAATTACCAGTTGCTAGTGCATACTTCAAACCAGATTCAATAGTGCTTATTTTTACGACTTTATATACATTATTTTTGTTGATAAGATTTGTGATATCATTGGAAGATTTCCAACATCCAGTATTTAACTCTTTTACAACAGAATTTTTAATATCTTTAACCACCCTTCCATAGTATTGACGAAACAAATTAGCCATCATAATTCCAGGCGTATCTACACGTTTGTTCAAATACGAATCTCGATCATCCATATCGGCAATTCCAATAAAACATTTTAATAGCTTATTTGTCATATATCCCAGATATAAAGCTTTCTTAGCTAAATCAGGACCAACATGCGGTAGAAAATCGTGTCTTAAAATATCCATTATTATGGATAATCTTTTGTTTTTGTTTAGTACAATCTCTTTTGGATAACCCGATATATTCAAATTACGACTCAGATATTCAAGAGCTTTTGCATGTGTAGTTATATTATTAGCTTCTTCAATACTACCTTTCAGTTGATTGACTATCATCTTTCCAATCTCACTTGTAGCATCCAACGTCACATGTTGTACAATATCAAGATCACTCTCAATTCCCAATGCTCTAAATAACACAAATAATGGAATATCAACACGAATGTGATGCATATTTGACTTAATATAATATCCAAACTGTGTAGGCTTCGATGAAAGCTTCAAAGAAGTTAGCTTGGGAGGACCAAAGTTGTTATCAGGAACAGATCTAATCTCAGCCACATGAGAGAATTGAGATAACTTATTATCAAGAAACACATAAGTTTTATTTTCAGCAATACGATCATGACTGATCACAACCTTCTCATTTCCATTTATAATAAAGTATCCTCCGAAATCATACTTACATTCGTCACTGTTTATGTTCTTCATCATAGGATTACTCAGATTACAATAATTAGATCCTACCATTATCGGAATCTTACCAATACATATATTCTTCATCGTCTTTTTGGCAGTATGTAAAACACCATTATCATACCATTTACAGTTTATATGGAATGTTACATATATAGATGAAGAATAACTGAAGTTTCTTTGTCTAGCTTCATGTGGCATCATTACTTTTGTACTTCCATTCTTTTCAAATATGGTTGGTTTAGTAATAGAAGGTTCTACAACATCAATCTCAATATTATACTCAAATGCATCTAAATCCTGAGAAAACTTATGGAAGATTTCTATCGTATTAAAACCATTAATGATTTGTTCCAATTTGTTTAATATGAAATCGTTGAAAGATTCCACCTGATGAGTTATTAAAGCCTTCCCTCCATTGTCTTTAAAATAACTCTCAATTACAGTCCATGTATACTTTTCAAACTCATCAAAATTTAATATGGATGTATGATCGTTATAATTTGTCATTTGGTAATAGTTGATGTGTTGTAGCTTACTGTATGTGTAAACTAAAATTGGTGTTTTTAAATAAGAATATACATGACTTAAAAATCTTAAAGTAAAATCAATTTTTTTTAAAATTAACAGATCTACAAATATGTGTTTGTTTGTTTAAAAAATATTCATAAATTGTAACACAATAATATGAATGATAATTATGAATATAGTGCAACAAATATTCAAACACAGAATGAAGATATAATATTAACAAGTTCTTTACACAAATTACTTGATAAACTGGCAAAAAAAGGTTGTTTAGAAATGGTTTTTAGTAGATTTCCATATTACAATACGAAGTTACAATGTAAAAGATTGGCTATACAATCACAAGAAGGTAATTGTGTTGCATTTTCCTATTATATGAAACATTTATTAAAAAAACACAAATTAAAAAGTTTCATAGTTGGTGCCAAAGTTCCACCAAAATTCTCTAGAGAAGGCTACAAAGATATTAATCATTCAAGTGTTGTATTTCCTTTTGCAAACGGTATTGCGTTATTCGATACGGCATTTTACTTCCACAAAGCCATTATTTTAAACAAGCAAAACAATTATGAAAATTGCCACACATTTAAAAATGTTTACACAAAATCCAATGATGTATGGTGTTTTAAACTAGCTGATGATAAGATAACAGTAAATATAAATGGATTTGATGTTGATGCGTATTACAACATTAAAGAACTAACAAATCCTTATAAATCAATTACAATACATACTAATAAAGCAGATAAAACAGTTTTTCGATGCGAGGTTGATAAAAACTTTATTTCAAAATTCTATTACAAAATAAATCTTAAGAATAACATTCTTAGTGTTAACTCAACGACTCAATATCATACAAATATAGATCTAAACTCTTTTCTAAATACAACACAACAAGTTAAAACAAAACAACTAAAAACATGGATACTAAGTTTGAAATTATCCAAATCTCAAAAAACAAAAATGTTTATTGATATTTTCTCATTTATAAAACTTAATAAACTGACCTAATAAACTAAAACCTATAGTGAATATTAAAATATTACAGAATCTTCAAAGTCTAATAAACACTCTTCTTCCTCATTACACTCTTCTTCCTCATTGCACTCTTCTTCCTCATTACACTCTTCTTCCTCATTGCACTCTTCTTCCTCATTACACTCTTCTTCCTCATTACACTCTTCTTCCTCAGCATCCTCAGCATCCTCGTTAAAATCTTTTTTACAAATCGGACATTTTGCATTCATTTTAAACCATTTATCAATACAAAGTTTACAATATATATGATTACATATAGTTTTTACAAAAACGTTATCATGATTTTTCTCATTACATTGTTCTAAACATATAGCACAAGAGATGTCTTTTTCACAAGATTGTGTAACTGCATTTAAATTAATAACACTATAAATGTCAGAGTATTCCTTTTTTAAAGGAATTAATACATCGCCACCATACATATCCTGTAATTGCAAGTTTGTTTCATAACTGTTTGGAAAATCGTCACCAAATAATAAAGGAAGTACATTCATAGTTTCATTTAGAGTTTCATTTACAGAAACACTTAAAGGTATACGTATGTTGCTATTTTGCATTGCATTAATAACTATCCGAGATGTTTGGTTATGATTATTATTTAAACCAAAAAATGTTCGAATATTTTGGTCGTCTTGATCAGAAAGAATAAACCTTCGTATTGTTTGATTCACATAGTTATTAGTCACAGAATGTATAAAACAATGCTCCAAATGATCTGTATACTCTTCGAAATGTATGTTCAAATTGCAAAGCTCACATGGAATTAGGACATGGTTATTCGACATTGTATAACATTTATATAATTTATATTTAGGTATTTCCTTTAACTAAAAGTATAGAAAATCAATTTAAACGATATCGGATAAGTTTATTTGTAAGTGTATATTTTTTGGTAATAACATATTCATAAATGTCAAAAACAAGTATATTGTTAGAATATTTAGAAATTCATAATGATTCAATAAATAAATATGGGATACAAACCGTAGTATTTATGGAAGTCGGTTCTTTTTTTGAGATTTATGCGGTTATTAATGATGATGAAAACATTGGTGCTGATATATACGAGATATGTAATTTATTCAACATTCAGGTTACCAAAAAGAACAAGTCGATTGAGAATGTAACACGCTCTAATTATTTAATGGCTGGTTTTCCGAATCATTCTTCACAGAAATTCATTGATATTATGGTAAATAACAATTATACTGTAGTGATTGTAGAACAAGTTACTCCACCACCTAAATCGATAAGAAGTGTAACAAAAGTTATAAGTCCGTCTACATATGTAAATGTTATTCAGAAATATGAATCAAATATAATGATGTGTTTTTATATGGAAAAAGTCAAATCTTTTAAAACCAAAATAGAGTATCATGTTTTGGGTTGGTCTTCTTTTGACGCATCAACAGGTATTTCTAATTGTACAGAAGTGACTTGTTTTACAGATGATAAATTATTGGTCGATGAGATTTATCGTATTATCCTCTCATATAATCCAAGAGAAGTCGTTTTTATAAGTGTCGAAGATAAGGACAATACATTCGATGGTACTAAATTTATATCTACATTAGATTTGACCAACTGTTGTATTCATAATAAGATACATCAAATGAGTAAACAGTACACCCAAATTAAATATCAAAACGAAGTGTTAAATAAAGTTTTTACAAATCATGGTATGTTATCCGTGATTGAGTATATCGATTTAGAATTCAAACCTTATGCGTTGATCAGTTTTGTTTATATGATTCAATTTATATTTGAACATGGTGAACAATTGTTGTTTAAACTGAAAAAACCCGTAGTAACATGTAAAGAAAATGAAAATACTATGATTATCGCAAATAATGCTCTAAGTCAGCTGAATATTATAGGTAAGGAATATAATTTATTGCAATGTTTAAATACATGCAAAACATCCGTTGGTAAGAGGTTTTTCAAAAAAACTCTGCTGAATCCTATTGTTAACATTGACGAATTAAACAGAAGATATAGTACTATTGAATGTTTTCTCTCGAATCTTAAATCTTTGAAAAAGATAGCTCTTAATCTTTCTAATGTTATTGACATAGAAAGAATGTTTAGAAAAATTGCATGTAATCAAATTCAACCATGTGAATTACATTGTCTTATTAATTCTATAATACATGTAAACGACATATTCGTTAATATTTATAAAATTAAAGATATTAGTGATAATGTTACCGACTTACAAGAATATGTAACTAAGAATCGTTATGATTTTTTCATTAAAAATATTAACGAACACTTAGATATAGACCTGCTAAGCAAATACAATATTGATAATATAAATGAAAATATATTCAAAAAAGGTGTTTACAAAGATATCGATGAACTCATACATCATAGATGTTTAATTTATGATAAACTAAATGAGTTGGTTACCTTTGTTGATAAAAAAACAGAAATGACTAATTGGCTAAAAAAGGAAAAAAATGATAGAGATGGGTTTCATTTCTTGATCACAAATAAACGATGGAAAACCCTACAAGATTATTTAGCAAAACAAGAGTTATGTGATGAAGTCAAACATTTGAACGCTTTGACTTTATTATCACAAAATGGCAGCAATATTCGTTTAAGTAGTGAATACATTAAATCGATGAACAACGATCTACAAAATTATAACGATAAAATTCAAAAAATGTTAGTTGTAAATTTTAAAGCTTTTGTAAATGATATCCATGATGTATATGGTAAAGTATGGTTTGATTCCATTGTAAAAATATTGGAAAAAGTAGATTTTTTCTTAGCTTGTGCAAAAAACGCTGAGTCACAATGCTTAACAAAACCAACCATTGTAAATGATAATAATGACGATATTAGTAGTTTTGTTGAATTAGAAAGTGTTAGACATTTAATTATTGAAAATGTACAGAAGGACATTGAGTACACACCAAATAACATTATGCTTGGCTCTAGATCCGCAATCAAAAACAAAGGGGTAGTTTTATTTGGTGTAAACGCATCTGGTAAAAGTAGTTTTATGAAATCAGTAGGACTCGCAATAATTCAAGCACAAGCAGGAATGTATGTACCTTGTAAAAGAATGAACTATAAACCATATAATCATATATTTACAAGAATTCAGTCATCGGATAATATCTTAAAGGGATTGTCTACATTTTCGAATGAGATAAGTGAATTACGAAATATATTCAAATGCATTACATGTAATAGTCTGGTCATTGGAGATGAATTATGTGCAGGTACTGAATCTATATCTGCGTTATCGATCGTAACAGCTGGAATAGAAACATTAGTGAATATGAACACGAGTTTCATTTTTGCAACTCATTTACATGAACTGAACGAACTTGCTCGAGTAAATAAAATGTTAGAATCATCAGACATAGCTATAAAACATCTAAGTGTAGAATATGATGAATTAAACGGATGTTTAGTTTATGATAGATCAATAAAAGATGGTCCAGGGTCATCGTTATATGGTTTAGAAGTTTGCAAAGCGATGAATATGAACCCTACATTCATTCATTTAGCCAATACAATAAGACATGAATTGCTTTCTCATACCGATTCTCATGAAATGGTAAGGCATAAATTGTCAAGATATAATAACAAGGTTGTTATTGATAGTTGTGGTATTTGTCATGATTCTAATAATGATTTAGAAACCCATCACATTAAATTTCAAAAAGATGCAAAAGAGAATGGTTTTATAGATAATAGATATCATAAGAATTCTAAATTTAATTTAGTTCCATTGTGTCAAAGTTGTCATAATAAGGTTCATAATAATGAATTAAACATTTATGGGTGGAAACAAACAACTAGTGGAATAAAATTACACTATCAAATTACACTATGAAATTTACTCAAAGAATATATTTTAAAAAAATTGAATTAGAGTTATTTTATTAATATTTTGTTAATAGAAAAGTTATTATCAAAAGATAATTATGTATTCGTGTAAACAAACGAGATCTGAACTATTAAAGATTTGTTCAGAATTTAAGATAAAGAGCTATACTTCAAAAAATAAAAAACAATTAGTTGATATTTTAAACAAACATAACAAAGATATTCAACATAACGAAGATATTCAACATAACAAAGATATTCAACATAACGAAGATATTCAACATAACAAAGATATTCAACATAACGAAGATATTCAACATAACGAAGATATTCAACATAACAAAGATATTCAACATAACGAAGATATTCAACATAACAAAGATATTCAACATAACGAAGATATTCAACATAACGAAGATAATTATGAAAATGAAAATAAAGATATAATACTGATCCATAATGATTGTATGAACGAGATAGAAAAATTAAAGGAAAACAGTGTAGATTGCATAATTACGGATCCACCATATTTTATAGACAAACTTGATA